GTTGGTGTGATGCACAACCACTATCATCATCAAATTGAAGAGGATGTTCATGGTTATGTGAGAAAATTTTGTGAGAAGAATCTTGAGAAATGTCAGGATATCATAGAAGGAGATGACTACTAAGTATAAATTACTACACTCTCCCCTTGACAGGGGAGATTTTTTTATATATAATTATGTTAAGTTTTATAACTTTGTTTAACATGACTGTTACAACCAATGAGAGAGGGCAGCAGAATCTGTTTGCCAAAGAACCACAAATGTATATCTCAAAGTCTGATGCAGAGCGATATGGTTATGAGACATATGCTGAGAAAGCAGAGAAGTTGAATGGACGTACTGCTATGCTTGGATTTATTGCTGCTGTTGTCTCTTATGCTACTACTGGTAGTGTATTTTTCTTTGGAGCTTTAGGATTCTGATGATTGAACTTCTGACTTATTATGTTATCACTGCGCTCCTATTCATTGGAGCACCAGGAGTATTCTTCTATATTGTATTCATGCCTGCCCTTCAAAATACAAAGGGTAGGATGGTTGGATACAAAGACCACAAAACATATGGTGATTCTTCAATCTATGAGAATACACCCAGTGATACAAGCAAGTACTATCTCACACTAAGCTGATGATACTTCTAGGAATGTCTGCTATACTATTGGGGACCTTTGTCGCAGCAGCTGCACTTACTCAAAGTGGTGAGGAATCTGTCTGATAAATTAAATAAACAATTTATTATCATGCCAAACCCCAATCAACTCTATGAAGACATGGAGAAATTAGATGCCCTTTATTCAGAACTCTGCTGGGGGCACGATGATGAACTGATATTCACTCATGAAAATGGCAGAGTTGTAATTTACAATAAAACACAGGAGAAAAACAATGAATGAAAAAGCAGAACGTATTAATGGACTGGCAGCAATGATTGGTGTTGTTGCTGCAATGGGTGCTTATGCACTCACAGGTCAAATCATCCCAGGTGTATGGTGATGGTTGACTATTTTACCTACGCTGGATCTCCAGGAGCATAAATGCTAAATGCCTTTTATGCATTGCTAACTATATTTTTGATTTTAGCAGTGCTTACAGAACCAAAAGATGATGATGATGGTCCTGATAAGGGAATGATGCAACCAGTTTATGATGGTTTAAACTAAATACTATTGCCTTGTTCAAAAACTAATGCTTGGAAAATCCAAAGCAAAGGTTGAAGAGAAGGACCTTAATGAAGATAAAAGTGAAGTTTTGGGAAATTTAGTGAAAGTTGTTGTCCTTATTTGGTCTGCATCTCTTCTTACTTTTAGCTATGTTCGTTTGCCAAATGGTCAAAAAATTCTTGATTTTGACCCTACTTTTATTGCATCAGTATTCAGTGGTTCATTAGCTGCATTTGGATTGAGTCCTGCTAGAAATGGAGCAGGCAATGGTAATGGTAAAACTTTTGCAAAAAAAGAAGAACCACCAGTTGTGTCTGCAGTAGAGCCTAAGAGGTAATCATGACTCGTACCAAGTGGGTTGTTGTTAGTATTGGTAGTATTCTTGCTATCGCACATATAGGTGTTCTAGGACATCTTATAAAAAGACCTGAGCAACCAAAAATTGCTGAGGTTCCTACTATCAACATCCCACATGGTCCTTACACTTCTTACACTGTTAAAGCAGGAAAGGATGGATATACAATAGAATACAAAGCAAATGACCCCAAAGTTTTAGAATCTGAGAAGTCTTTAAACCTTGATAAAAGCAAGAAAGGATTCTTTGGTGGCACAGATGAAAAGAGAAATGAGTATCGTCGTGATCAATACACTATGGAAGGTGTAAGGAACATGGGAGGTGCCACAACGCTGGAGGAAGAGGGAAAGTCTGCAAAAGAAATAGAGTGCATAGTGGCGGACGCTGGCGCACGATCACAAGGTGCAATGGCAGGTAGTGCTATTGCTGCTGGTGCTGCAGTTCCTGCAGTGATGAGTGTCCCATATGTTGGGTGGTTAGCAGCAGGATGGGCAACTCTTTTGGGACAAAATGTTGGTAGTGCTGTGGGATCAGAAGTTGGGTCAATATTGAATGATTGCTGATACATAGAGGGGTAGCACCCCTCTTTTTTTGTGTGTATAAGGAACCACATCTACAGGCAAAATCTGATGAATGTGCTCAGATATGGGAGGAGTGGATTGTGTTGTTCAAAAATAAAGATCCAAGAGAGAAAGAAATAAGAAGTAAATGGTCGCAATGTGTTACAGAATTTGGTGATTTAGTAAGTCAGGAAGTCATAACAAATCCAGATTATAAAGACATGAGAGTTTAATAGATAGTGTAGTTACACAATACTTTATGAAGTTCTTTTTTGCACTTTTAGCAACACTCTTTCTTGCCTCTCCAGCATGGGCAGTAGATGTTATGATGGGCTCAAGTGGCAATTTAGTTTTTGAACCATCTGAAGTTACTATTAGTGCTGGTGAGTCAGTACATTTCATTAACAATATGCTTCCTCCACATAATGTGATTGTTGAGGATCATCCTGAATTAAGTCATGAGTCCCTGGCAATGTTGCCAGATGAGGACTTTGAGGTTGCATTCCCAGAAGCAGGTGACTACACTTATTGGTGTGCCCCTCACAAGGGTGCTGGAATGATAGGTACAGTGCATGTCCAATGAAAAAGTTTAATACAGTCATCTTAGATGTTACTGTTGCTATACTAGACTTCCTTTACAGAGGTCGTGATTACCCTCGCTTCTGGGTGCTTGAAGAAATTGCTAGGGCACCTTATTTTGCTTTCCTAAGTGTGCTTCATTTTCAAGAGAGTATGGGACTTCGTGGACCAAAACATCTCTACCTAATGAAACAACACTTTGAGCAATCTGTTAATGAAACAGAACATCTTGAATATATGGAAAGCATGGGGGGTAACACTTATTGGGTGGATCGTTTTGTTGCTAAACACTTAGTCCTCATATACTATTGGACTAATGTGGTTTATTATTTGTTGGCTCCTGTTTCTGCTTATCATCTCTCTTATGAAGTAGAGATTCATGCTGCAACAACATACGCCAAATACCTAGCACTAAATGATCATGAGGATAAGATCCTTGAGATCTTAAATGATGAGTTGGAGCATTCACGTGAGCTACAAATAGCAATGGAGATGCTATGATTGGCAACAGATTTAAGAAACTTCCACCCCCACCAAATTATGTCACCCAAGAAGAGGTGCAGGAGATGATTGATAATGCAATACGAAAACACAATCGTAATGCTTCAATTATTTCAATGTGTGTTGGGTGGGTTGTTCTTGCACTTTTTGCTGAGGGTCTTCTTAGACTCATTGGAGTAGTTCCCCCCATTTTCCCATGGCTCAAGATAACTTTATAGAGTGGGTAGGAATTGTTACAGCAATTTTGTTTGGATTGACTATGATTTGTCAAGGACATTTTATCTTTCATCAGAAACATGGCTACTCCAGAAAAGAAACAGAAGACCCAGAAGCAAGAGACAGAGTTAGAAGACAAATTGAAAAGGCGCTCAGAAGTAGAAAGGATATCTAAGCATCTTCATCCTCATGATGATGAGCCTGATCCTACTGCATACATGGGGAACTATAACTTTCCCCAAATGTTATTTGCATTCTGCTTGGGGTTTGTTACTATGTTTGTATTATCAGTAAAAGAAATAGATAACTTTAAGGGATGTGGTCTCCCAGAGTATTTTCAAAACGAGGTTAAAGGATGAAGGTAGGTATTATTGGATTAGGTAGGATGGGCGAAGGAATGTCCAGACGAATGATCAAAGCAGGACATGAAGTACATGGGTATCGCAACAATGTTAAAAAGGCTGAGGAGCAATATGAAAAGGGTTATATCAGTGGATATACCACTTCTTTGGAAAGCCTTGTTCAAGTAGTCAAGCAAAACAAACTATTTGATGAAGATGGTGAGACGACATACAGTCATAATCCATGCATCATCATGATGGTCATTCCAGCAGAAACAGTGGAGGAAACACTTAATGAGTTATTACCATTACTTAGTTCTGGAGATATTGTTATTGATCATGGCAATTCCAATTTTAAGGACAGTAGGAGAAGAGCACTCTATCTTGAGAAACTGGGCATCCAGTATCT